GTAGAACGCGATGAGAAAATTACCGCAGAAAGAAGGGGCAGATTTGCAGACTCGAAGCCTAAGCGCAAGGGGAAGAAAGACCCTAAGATGTCTACGGCACTAAGGAAGGCTAACAAGTGGGGCAGGACCAAATCGGGCAAACTACGCAAGGGTGTCTCGCAGGGTGACATCATGCGTAAGGCCCACCAGCTTAGGAGGAAGATGTAGTATGAAGAAGTCAAAGGCGGGTACTCGGGTTCTTACTGGTAATATCGTCGCAGGTAGTTACAATGGATTGGAGAATAGGATTCAATTGTTCGATGGTAAGTTCACCACAGGCTACAGAATAGTGGACTTCAAAATAGCATCCAGATATCCATTGAATGCAGGAGAATGGATTTCCAAGCTTACCACAGAGCCGAAAAGCACGGTTGGTGAATGGCATTGGGATGACGTTCAAGAACTGGCTTGGGCAAAATACGACCAGGCCGTACTCTTCACAGGGACTCAAATGTCAGTAATTCGTCCCGATAACATGGTCGTTGAAGACCTATGGATATCTGCATATTCCACTTCGGAGTCAAATGACTTGAATTACGAGATTACTCTGGAGAAATACGAATTCCCAGCTTGGACTGGAGCTGGAGTCTTGGTCGAAAACCTCTCACAGGCTGGTCCGCAATGACCGATGACCTCGGTCCCAGGGAAGCCGAAGCGGTATCGAAACTATTGGATCTGGCAAAGTACGCTATATTGGCTATGCTCGTTGCTACTGGTGCTATGGGTGCTAACGCCCTAATCTGAATATAGCCCGCAATAATTCTGCCAGATGGTGCTTTACCCCCCCCTTGGAGAGGCATTTATTCATCCAATATGCCCTTGATTCCTTCAAAGCTTCAATCTGCTCACCATATTTTGAGAAGAAGTAGGACCTAAGAGCCCAATTCACATTATCCGACCTAGTTCCGGTTTCGAATTGGTCTATGTATCGTGCAACTTCGGGGTCGAGAGAGAATGCCTTGACTACTTTTGCCATCACTTTCACATCCTGTTGTTCAATACGTAATGTATGTCTTCAAGCACTTCCCTCATGCGCCTGATTTCTTCTGCAAGCATCACAAATTCTGAAATCACGAAAAATCCCCCAAGGTGTGGTTTGGTTGTACCCAAACAGAGCAAATCCAATCATTGACTACCCCACCGAAGGAGAGCATCTTGACTTCGACTAATTCCATGTTGGAGCTGGGGGGATTTGAGTTATATCCGAACTTGATGATGTGCCCACCAGGAACAATCAAACGACAAATCTTCTCCTCTATCTTACGGAGGCGGGGTGAATTGCTCGCGTACAGGTTCGCCCCGCTTCCACCGTAGGACTCGTTGGCCTGTCTTGCGCTGAATGGAGGGTCCAATATGCCAATATGAAAGGTTCTGTGCTCGTTTGACATCTTTTGCAGAAAGTCCAGGGCATCCATGTGGTAGTTTGCCCCTGAATCAATGTTGATGTCATTGGTAAACTTCCCTGCCCAGCTACAATTCCGGGCGAATGGGTCAACCACAGGATGGCATCTAACCCCAATGCCATCAATCCTGGTCCAATACTTGCGGAACAAGTTCTCAATCGGTCCAATCCTATGCGTTTCTTTGTTGGTTCTCGGTATTTTTACTCTTGTTATGCGTACCATAGTGATTATTCATCCTCCTGAGGGCATTCACAGTCGTTGTTATCGGGCCAAAGCATGTAACCACAGCCCTCGCAATACAAAATCATGTTGATTTCCATGTTTATAGGACTAGTATGCCTAATATAAACCCTTGCCCGTAGGGCGCGAGCCGCGCCCAGGGCCGTTTTGCCCTAGCAAAACGCCCTTTTCGGTAGCGTGTCCACTAGGATTGGTATCCTGTCCACTAGGACTCCCGAAATAAAAGGATAGGTCGGTAAGGGGGGGACGAGCCCCCCTTCCCGCCCCAGATTGTATTATAGGCCGCCAATGTCCCAGCTGGATTTATGGCAAAGAACACATTCGTGATTAGAGCAGCAGTGACTGGAGACGCCTCAGGCGGGGCGTTCCAGCAAACAGAGATTGATTTGGGTAGTTACACCAACCTTGGGAGTAGCAAGCCGGAGGTTCTGAGGATACACAAGGTACTCTTCGGTTTCAGAAATGACAGCAACCAAGACATGCCCTCCATGGGTGGAGACCTGGTTGGCTCCCTAATCTGGCAATTGACCACCCAATCACAGACCGATTTAGTAGGGCTCATCGATGATTCATACGTCTCCGGTGGCGCTGGTGCATACAGGAACCCCGATTCGTCAGGAAACCCCCCATCTCAGACGCTCGAAAGTTTCATTCTGGCACAGGATTACACCAACGGCTACGTCGTCGCGGTACCTTCGCTATTCTTGGGAGTCACTCAGAGTACCACTTGGACAGAGAACGCTGACGTCGAGGTTATCCTCGAGTGCACCACCGAGCCAATGAGTAAGGCCAACGCTGTCAGCCTAGCAATCTCTCAGCAGTAGGTGGGCTGAGTGGCCGAAGTAACCATGAGTTTGGAGGAATATCTTCAACTCGTAGAACGCGATGAGAAAATTACCGCAGAAAGAAGGGGCAGATTTGCAGACTCGAAGCCTAAGCGCAAGGGGAAGAAAGACCCTAAGATGTCTACGGCACTAAGGAAGGCTAACAAGTGGGGCAGGA